GAGTATCCACCGGAGACCGGGCGCGCAGTGATTACGTTAGCAAACACCTTACCCTTTGTACTAGTCTTGTTCTCGATGCGAACCTTGAACACCTTACCCTTCAGTACATCTACATCCACTTCGTCAGTGATTTGTGATGTATCTAAACCCATCTCCTGAAGCGTTCTGTCAAGCTTATTACCCATTGCAAGACGTGCAGGACGAATCATTGAGACTTCCTGTCCAGCAAATTCACCTTCCACGACCTCAAACTGAAACTTAATACAAGGGCCGAAGGCTCCTGTGTGAGGCTGTGCATCTGACAAACGAGCGAGATAATCTCCCTCTTCGATGTCCTTTTCTTTCTTAATTTTAAAACCCATGTTACTTTACTCCCTTAACGTCCAATTTAATTTTAAGATCCTTATCTCTAATTATCTTCCACCACTTCTTATTACATTCTGTTACTGCAACAATTCCTGAACCGAATACTTCTTCTATCGTAAGATGTTTAATAGGGTCTAGATTAACGCCTAGAGCCTTAAGACCAATTCGGGCCATTAGCTTCCTTTGACTGTTATTGTACGACCTTGTCCAGGAGCTGCCTGCCATTGACCGGGAAATCTGCGTTCAATTTCACCAATCTCTAACTGTAACTGAATTACAGTGATCTGTCTAGAAACGCTAGAGTTAGTTCCTTCTAGATGATTGTACTTGGCTTGAACTATCTTATGGAAAGCGTCGGCATCAGCCGCTTCTATTTCTAGCTGTCTTACGCGAAGGTATTCAGCTGGAATTAAGGCATTACCCGCCACTATACGCATATCCTGAGATTTCTGAGTTCTTACAGTCTCATCAGTAGCGAGAATCTTATTTAGCTTAATCTCGTGCTCAAGTTTAGCTTCATTGAGTAGTCTGTTAGCTTCCCTCTCGTTTTCAATGGCCTGAGATAAGATATGCCCTACTCTCTCTTTATGGGCATGAATCTCAGCAATCTTGCCATTAACGAGACTAAGACCTGTAGTAGCAGGATCACTATCGAGAGATAGACGTATGGAGTTAATCTCCTGTAAAAGTTCTCGTCTCTGTTCAACGGTCATCATAAATTAAACTGTAGTTTCCTGTGTTTTAACAGCGTCGCCGTTTTCGACAGCTTCTTTCAAAAGTTCAGAATGCTTCTCTAGATCTCGGGCTGTCAGAGCCTTAACTTGAGCGGCGAGCTTCTCACTAGCAGCTAAGAATTCGTCTTTAGTATTATAATCTACTTCTCGGGTTAGTTCCGTAGAGAACTCTTCTGAGGCGTATTTATAGGATAGCTTTCTTGAGTACCGCTTAGTTAGTTTTTCTTTCATGATATTTATACAGATATTACTTCGATTTCACGTATGGAGATATGCCTATTTAGATCCGGGGGATTTGAACAATCCTCATAGAATTTAGTAAGCCAAGCCTTAATCTTCCTCTTATCATTTGTCTTAATGATGTCGGGGCCAGCCATATGCTTTACTAGGTAGTATTTAGATTTCTTAATACTCATATTATGCCGGGACCTGAAACTTAGTAGTAGAGTCTAGATAAGGAGTAGGGTCCGTAACGCCGGCCTCTACGAAAGCTTCGCGCCTCTCGTAACACGTACCACATACTCCGCAGGCTTTATCTCCACCCTTGTAGCAACTCCAAGTATCTGCAAAAGGTACCTTAAGATCGTTGCCCAACTTAACAATATCAGATTTAGAGATGTTGATAAAAGGTCTCTCGATCTGAACGGTATGCCAATCAGCTAATCCTAACGCCTTGTTCAAAGCATCTACAAACTCTTCACGACAGTCAGGGTAGATAGCATGATCTCCGGAGTGCGCCGCGTAGGCAATAGTATCAGCCTTTTCCGCAATCGCCCAGGCAGCTGCTACGGATAACATAAGCATGTTACGATTAGGCACTACCGTGAGTTTCATGTTCTCCGCGGCATAATGACCTTCGGGAACAGCTACACTAGCATCCGTCTGAGAACTTCCCCCCAGTAAGGGTTTAAGAGAAGAGAGATCTACCGTTCGGTGCTCCACTCCCAGCGCATCGCAGTTTCTCTTAGCGAAATCTAGTTCCTTTGAATGACGCTGACCGTAGTTGATAGAGAGGGCCTTAACGTCACGTCCCTGCGCTTTCAACTGGTAAAGCAAAGTGGTTGAGTCAAGTCCGCCGCTATAAATCAAAATTGTTTTCATGTTATCCTCTTTAAATATGCTACCTTATAATATTACATCTTGTCATTTAACGAACTTAAAACTTTAGTAACCCTCTGAGTTAAATCAGCGGCTTCTTCACGGGTAAGAGGTCCTTTATTTAAAGTATCATCTACCCTACGACAAATTCCTAGTACCTTAGATATCTTATTGGGGTTATCTTTTAAGAAGTCTCTAATTTGGATACTTAATTGAAGATTAGCCTCATCGTTAACAGGGTGCGTAGGAGGCTCTTCTTCTAACTTCTTAATTAAGAAAGATAAGTCTTCATGAACTATGAGAGTAGCTTCTTCTTTAGTTTTACCCTCTGCCGCCATTACAAATTCTACAGGGCCCCCTCCTTTCTTACATGCGTAGCAAAAATAGCTATCCGTAGTAGGATATATAGTGAAGTTAGGTCTACCTGCGTCATCATGGAAAGGGCAATAGGCTACGTATAGCGTGCCCTGCGCTTGGTAGTCTACTTTATATTTATCTAGAACGTCGAATATGTCCATAAATTTACATTGTGAGAATGACAACTAAAGCTAATAAGCCAAGGAGCCCTATTACTTCAAGAGTAATTAAAAATAGAAGATGCATTATTTCTCTAGAAGAGCAGGTAGTTGATTGATTAAAGAATTAATTCGTGTCTGAGACATCTTTAAGGATCGAGCGATGTCAGCACGGCTATATCCAAAGTATAATCTCTTTAAGATTCTCTTTTGCTTAGGAGAAGCTTTCTTATAAAGTTCTTGGACTATTAATTTGGTCTCTAACTGAGCGGAAGGATCTTCGGAAGGAGTATCTTTTAAATTAGTTTCAGATATCTTAGGTGTGTCAATATCATCACTAGAACTTTCCCATGTTGCGTCAAGTGAATCTGTCTTAAAAACGTCCCTCTTCTTTGCCCGAGTTCCAATTAAAAGATTCTTAAAAATGTTTTGATTATACATATAAAAGAACGAAGTGAACTTGCAAAAAGGCGTTACGTGAGGATTATATCTCTGTACCGCTTCTAATAGGTTCTCGTACGCATATGACTTAGCTTCACTATAATCAAAATGGTTATTCCAACTATATATTAATGAATCGAGATAATCGCTCAGCTCCGCCAATACTTTTTCAACCGCTTGATTACGATATTGAATTGCATCATACTCAAGAGCGTCTTTAATAATTGGATCCGTTACTGTTTGTAATTTGATTTTAGTATCATGATACTTGAAAAAGATGGGCATCAGATCTGCGTTAACTTGATTTAAGTGGGCTTTTTGCGCTTCGGTTGCTTTTGACATATTACTCCTAAATTATCCTTCTTATATCTTATACGAGCAATTTAGAAGTTTGTTGCGGGTACTTAGTAAGATCTACTAGGAGTAGTATCTCCAGTTAAGCGCAACTGTCTTTCAACTAACAGCATTTTATCGAAGCAAGCGTCCAATGTGAATCGGCAAGCTTTATCATCGCGTACAGCAATAGTAGCGGCAGTCATTTCTACTACATCGTTAATCTCGAGCTCATCTCTATCTACCAGGCGTAGTGAGATTAGAGTATCTGCATGGGCGGAGATTAAGTGAGATAGCCCGATATTTTCGACGCCATACTTGTACTTAGATTCTTTCATTCCATCGCGATTTGCCTGTGCCGCAGTGATGATCGGAACATTCAGTTCTCGCGCAATGTCGCGTATCTCGTACGTGATATCTCCTACGGTTTGCCACATCTCTCTACTTGATTGGCCTGCTTTAGAAGACTTAATCAAAGTTAAGTAATCAACGACTACTAGATCAAACTTATACGGGAAGCTTAACAGCTTAGATTTTAGGTACGACGTAGAGCAGTCATGGGCGTCGAGGGTATAGAATTTACCAGGTCTACCCTTCTGTCGTGTAATACACTCCTGATATATCTTCTCTTCGGCAGGAGTTAATCTACCATCTCTAATCCGGCTATAAGAAAGACCGCTATCTCTAGCGTCATAGCGTCTCTCTATCTGCTCCTTAGGCATTTCAACTGAAACATACAAAACCTTGTAGCCCATTATTGAGGCGTGGTATGCGGCGTTTAAAAGAAACGTTGACTTACCTTCTTTTACTCCTGCAATAACAACCATTAACTGTCCAGGTCTGATTCCGTTAGTAGTTATATCTAATGAAGGAAATCCAATAGGAATACCTTTAAACTTGTCAGGGTTATTCTTGATATCCTGATATCTATCCCAGCGGGAGTCAGAAGATTCATGGAGATATCCCTCTCTAATGTCTTCCTTGATGTTTAATTCAATCTTGTTAATACCCTTCTTTAAATCTAACAAAGCTTGATCTACTTTACCTGATTCAAAGTTATTAGCAGATACTAGTAGCGTTTCTTTCAGTAAATCTTTACGCCTCTCATCCTTTAACTGATCAACTACAAACTTAATATTCTGATCCGCAGGATCAGATGTATTTTGAAGTTCAGTATATAGTAAGAAGACTCTTTCCTTAGAAGGTCCGTCGATCTTTGTAGACTTATCTAGTAGAAGTTTAAGAGTATCGGCAGAGACTAGGTTCTGGTATTTAGTATAATACCAGTTGGCTACTTCATATAACTTGCGACACGTCTGGTCCTGAAGAAGTTCATCCGTAAACTGAAGCTGAGGCAGTTCCTGAAACCCTGTCAGTGACGAAAGGGATTTCTTAAGGAATGTTTTTTCTAAAGTAATATTCATTAGCTGAGTGCAAATCCTGGTTTACTTACATCGTCCTTGCTGGATACTTTGGACTTTAAGATGCCTCTCAGCGTCTTTAAAGTTTCATCGTAATCATGGTCAAGGCATTTTACGCTAATCACTAATTCAGTTAAGCACGCGAAAGACAAACCTTCTGTGTCAGACGTCCACTTATTTAGATCTTCAACACCTAAGTTTAACTTCTCTTTAAAGTATGCACGTCTCAGGTTGGAATTAGGCATATCTACTTTAATCACCCTATCAAATCTACGCGGCCGAGCAATAATTCTATCTTCGAGCTTCTCGGGATAATTAGTAGTAGCGATGTTAATCACCTTATCTATCTGAGTTTCTCCGTCTAGCATTGATAATAGAACCGCCTCATTTTGGTGCTCAATGATGTCATCAATGTCTTCGAAGACGCAGATGGCAGGTCTATCAGGTTCTACCTTTCTAAAAGAAGAAAGAGCGTCGGCCATTACACCTACCTGATCACAGATAAAAGAGACCCCATTTTCTCTAGTGGCTAGCTCATGTACTGTCTGAGAGATGATACTAGATTTTCCCGATCCTTGAGGACCATAAAGAAGGTAGCCTCTGCGATGGAGTAATCCATACTTCTTAAAGATAGGCCCCTTCTGCCAGAATTGGGTGATCTCCTTAAATAAATTACCTGACAGAGATTCTTCCAGGTTAAGGAATTCGTCTCCCTTGATTACTCTCTTTTTAAAGACGATACCATTTTGAGGTGTCCACTCTATATTATAAGCACCTGAGGGAAGCTTAGGCACTGTAGATAGCCCTAACGTATATTGGCCGTTCTCCAGAATACTATACTGACAGTATTCTCTGGAGGTAGGTTCTTCCTCCCCAAAATCAAATCTTCTAGTTCTTTCGGCTATTGCGTTTCCCGGCCTAGATTTCGCGCTCATACTTGGGTCATCCCCTTCCTAAAATCTATTCCTTCGAAAGGGACAGGAATGCTTGACTCGTGCAGTAGTGAGTATACTTCCTCGCCGTATGCAGTTGCGAACTTTTCAAAAGCTAAATTAGACGTTATAATCGTAGGTAGTAAACTATTTGATCTATGTCTTAGAATATCATTAAGACACCCTCTTACTAGGGCTACATTGGTTCTAGATTCATTACCTACCTCATCTAGTACTAGAAAGTCTTTTTCTAGAACTGATGATGTGAATTCCATTTTTAAATCTATATCTTTCCATCCACTCGCGTACTCGTTAACACACCTGTCTAAAGTAGTAAAATATCCTGTGTACCCGAACTTAAATGCTTCGTTTAAAACTGCACTAGCCAGATAGGTCTTTCCTAGTCCTGTAGACCCATATAATACTAATCCCATGCCTGATGCTCGATGTTCCGTTACTTTATTTACGTAGTCCTGTAAAGCTTGTCTAGCTTTTAGAATTTGAGGGTGTGTAATATCTTCTACCTTTGCTGATCTGTACTTGGCAGGTAAATTAGATTTAACCTTTCTGAACTCTACCCGAAAAGCGTCTAGGCATGAACAACCTATAGCTGTCCCATTACACTTAGGACAGACTGAAATTAGTTGTTCTTTAAGAAGCGCCAGCTTCTTTTTATCGCGTTCACTTAGCATTAGATTTTTTTAACCACTTCTCTTTTTCTTTCACAAGCCAGTCCTTAAGCTCGGGAGTTATTTCGATCTTACTATTCTTTACCTTTTTAGAGGCAAGATCTCCACCATTTTTAAAATAAGAAGGAGCTGCAGCTAATAGAAATCTAATATCAATTGGTAGCGTTCTCGGGCGATCGTTATAGGATGCAAACATTTCGTCAATGAAGGGAAATACATCTTTACGCGCCTTACCCTCTTTATAAAACTTATCTAAAACCTGAGACATAATAACACAGTCTCGTGCGTAGTTCACAGGGTAATCTGCTTTGAGTTCTTGGCGGTATTTTCCTACGAAGTACTTGACGAATTCGGTGGGTGTTGTCTGATCTAAAGACTTATCACGCTTAATTTTTAACATATAAAATAGGTGCCCTCCGTATTTCTTACTCGCGCGGAGGGCGACGCGACTTCTTAGGTGATCTTAGGCAGTCGGGGAGGTCGGAAGCTTTTTGAGCTTAGACCGGCGAACGCTAACTAGGTTACGGACATTCTTCTCAGATAGGTCCGGGAAGGCCTCAAGGACCTTACGGACAATTTCATCTGTAGGAAGACTACCACGTAGACCCTCATCGATAAGTGCAGACTTGGCTCCGCGCTTAGGTGAGTTTACCTGGGCAGGTGCACCTGCCGTGTTCTCTGTCGTCATGATTATTTCTCCTTCACTTTCTCTCAGCTGATATTCTAAAGGCAACGTCACAGTATTCCCTGTCTTACCCGATCTAACTGTAACCGCATTTGCTTCGATTTGAAGAACCTCTACGGGGATGTCGTCAGAGGCTAGATATTTGTTTCCAACTGTTGCTTCACTTGCTTTAATGCTCATATTACATATTACAACAAATCCGACAAATCGTTTCGTTAATTGAACGTAATATCATCGACAGAATTTGTTTTCTTGAGTTGGAACTCGGGTTCAGACTGATATACTTCGAAACGTCTCTTGGAGTGTTTGCCGAAAAATTTGCACTGGTCATCGTAGATGTCTATGATGGTAGCTGTTTTCTTTGTAGGGGTTACTCGAAGAGCTCTTCCAGCTAACTGTAGAGAATCTACCCCGGATTGGCCCGCTTTAGTATTAATTAATACGTTAAGGCTGGGGCAGTCTACCCCTTCACCAAATACGGAAGTAGAAATAACTACATCTAGCTTTCGAGCATCCAGATCTGATAAAATTTTCTTACGTTCATCAGAGTCTCTTTTACCACTGGCAAATTTTACTCTCCCTGGGAGGACCTCATCCAGCATAGCCTCTAACACTTCTCCGTGCTCTACTCTGGTAACAGCTATTAAGCATGTCTTTCCAGAGGCTACTGCTTTTAAGGTAGCTTGAACAATTAGTTTATTACGTGATAGATTGTTTACAATCTGTTGGGTATAAAAGCCTGCGTAAGGTGTTGCAGGAGGTTTGCCGTGATTAAAGTTTAATAGATAAAAATCGGGCTTGGCGAGGTAGCCTTTTTTAATAAGTTCAGAGGCAGATATCTTGGTGCATACAGGGCCTGTGTGAGCATCTAGTAATAGATCAGCTCCATCTTCTCTAAAAGGCGTTGCAGAAAATCCCCATCTATAAAAAGCTTTAGTACATCTAGGTAGTACTTCTGAAAAGATATCAGCACTCGTGTGGTGAGCCTCATCGATGATAACACACTCCGCTCTTTCGATACACTGTCTGATAATCTCAGGCTTAGGAATGATGGTGTCATCCTTGTCTACGTCCTTTACTTTCTTTAGATCTCCGCCGTAGGCTCTGAAAACGGTTTGGATCATTGCTACAGTTATGTTTTGGGGGTATACAACTCCACAGCCTATTTTGCCAATAGGAACTCCTAGGCGGTTGTGGAGCCTTTCTGTTAGTTGATGAAAAATATCCTGCTTGTGAATTAAAACAAGGGTAGGTAGATTTGTTTTGCTAATGAGATCGGCAATCATCTCTGTCTTGCCTGCGCCTGTAGGGAAATGAATCATCCCTCTCTGTTTAGATAGGGCGGCTGTAACTCCTGCTAGTTGATAGTCTCTTAAAGCTAATCCATGTAGAGGTATGGGATTTCCTAGGGCGGGCTTGATACGTATATCTTTAATCGTTAAAGACACGAAATGGTCTTTGCAAGTTTCTCGAAGAATAGTAATTAGGCCCGTTGGTAAAACTAATAGTCTCTTGTTAAAGAGTTTCTTTCGGCCGTCCCAGTAGCCGTTCTGAAAATGAGCAGAAAAATTCGCTCCAGGTACTTCATAAGACATTCTGTGGGATAGGTCTGCCCAGAAGCAGGTAGGTAAATTTCCTGTGATTTGGGTTAATACGTTACTAACCGTAGCAGTTCCGGAATAGGGGATATTCTCGGCGCAGAGACATTCTAAAGCTTCTTTAGATAGTCGGTCCGTCTTGGTTAGGCTTATTTTCATTCTGGAGTTGCTTCGCAGTATATTTCTTGAGACTACAAGACCACAAGTCTGCCCACATCAAAGCTTGTCTAAACCAAGCTTCATCGGCATCTGGTGGAGCTATTCTCTCAACAAATTCTAAGGGACTCCAGGGTTTAGTAGCTTCGTCCATTAAGAGTGGAGAAGCGCAGAAGTCATCTTATTAATACAGTGATCACAGGT